ATGCCGGGCACCGTCGCTTCCATGTAGGCCTGGTAGAGCGCGATCTGCGCGGCATAGACCTGCTTTGCGACGGTCACGCCCTTCGCCACCGTCTCGCGCCAGTTCCTCGCGTTCATGGTCTTGCACTCCCAGAGCGCGGGCGTGCGCAGCCCCAGCGCCGCCGGGGCCTCGGCGACGATCCCGTCGACATGACCGCGGATGCGCCCGCCTGCGACGGAGAAGCCGAACTGGCCGCCGTCACGTTTCTGGGTAACCAGATCGAGCCCCGCCGCCCGCAGCCAGCGGATGGCGAGATCCTCGAGCGCGTGCCCGATCGCGAAGATCCTCAGCAACCGGCCGGAGAAGTCCTGGCCCTCGTCCTTCGGCGCGCCCGCGAACTCGAACTGGAGCGCCCGCTCACAGGGATGACCCAGACGCGAACCGCCGAGGTAGTCGCGCGGCGACATGGCCGCGCGCTCCGCTTCGAGGGCCGCGTCCACGGCCGCGTTGATACGCTCGGCGATACCGGGGCGGTGGTTGTAATCCAGCATCAGAACGGCACCTCCGGCGCATTGGCCCGGGCCTGGTCGGCCATGGCCTCGCGGAAGCCCTCGACGGCCTCCTCGATCAGTGCGCGCACCTGCGCCTCGGTCAGTTCGGCGAGCTGCGTGCCCCAGCCGATCTCGTCCATCAGCAGCGCCACCCGCTGCATCGTGGCGGTGACCGCGGCGCACTCCTCTTCGGTGAGATCAACCATGCCGACACCCGCGCGCGCCCGGCGCGTCCAGTCGCTCTGGCAGGACATCGAGCAGAACCAGACCGAGGGTCGGGGCCGTGTTGATCGCACCGGATCGCGCCAGCCAAAGCCCTGCGGGAGCTGCCCACAGACGGCACAGAGCGTGCCGCGCGGATGCCAGAGCCGATGCCGCTGCTCGGCGGAAAGACGGGAATTCGACGCCATGGCTCATGCCGCCCTCCCGACGGTGTCGGCCTCGCCGTCCGCCCCGAAGACGAGCGCGCGGATCGCCGCGCGGTTGAAGCGGAAGGACAGCAGCGCCGAGGCCTGATAGCGCGTGAGCCCGAAATCCTGCCGGTACTCGGCAGGGAGCCAGGCGAGCTGCTTGTCGGTCGGGGGCTGGTTCAGCCAGCGCCGGGTCTTGTGGGCGCTCTCGTCGCTCTCGTGCTCGTTGAGCCAGTCATCGGCCGCGGCAAGGCAGACGGTGCGCTCGCCCACCGCGAGCAGTAGCGGCCGCTCGCGCTGCACCCCGCCGACCGCGTACCAGCGCCCGTTGAGGAAGAAGACGCCGCCCCAGGCGCTGAACCCGCCCGCCATGAGCGCGCCGTCGTCGCCGAAGAGATCCACCCAGCGAAAGCTCGAGCGCTTGAGCAGATCGATCTCGGACATCACGAAGGCGCCGAGCGGATCCCCGCCGCCTGCGTCCTCCTCGCGCTCCCAGAGATACCCGCAGAGCGGGCACTCCGTCGTGGCGATCGGCACCTGCGCGCCGCAGTCCGGGCACTCCTTGGTGGGCGCGTCGCCCGTCGCCTCGCGCCCGTCAAGGTCGACATCCTGTTCCAGCGCCCCGTGCAGCAGCGTCGATGTCCCGAAATCCAGGACGATGCAGTCGGTCTTGACGACGCCGGGGTGCTCGGCCGGGTCCACGGTGCGCAGGCCGCGGCCGACCATCTGGATCATCGTCGACTTGTAGGAGCTGGGCCGCAGCAGCACGACGCAGGAGGTCGGCGGGTGATCCCAGCCTTCGGTCAGCACCGCGACATTGACGATGACCTGCACCTCGCCGGCGGCGTAGGCTTCGAGCGTCACGCGCCGTTCGCCGGCGCTCATGTCGCCATGGACGAGCCCGGAGGGCGCCCCGGCTGCCGCGAAGGCCGCAGCCACGTTGCGCGCGTGATCCACGGTCGAGCAGAACACGACGGTCTGGCGGTCGCCCGCCTTCTCCTTCCAGTGCCGGATCACCGCGTCGGTCACGAGCGCGCGGTTCATGATCGCGTCGACCGCGTCCATGTCGAAGTCGTCGACGGACTTGCGAACCTGCCCGAGCTCCTCCTGCACGCCGACATCGATCACGAAGGTCCGCGGCGGGACGAGATGCCCCGAGGCGATCAGCTCGCCGATCCGGATCTGGTCGGCGACGTTGGAGAAGACCGGGCGCAGCGCCTTGCGGTCGCCGCGGTTCGGAGTGGCCGTCACGCCGTAGACCCGGCAATCCGGATTGCGGTCGCGCGCCCGGTCGATGATCCGGCGGTAACTCTCCGCGGCCGCGTGGTGGGCCTCGTCGATCACCAGCAGATCGAGCACCGGCAGCGTGTCCAGATTGCCGGTCCGCGCGAGCGTGGGGACCATGGCGAAGGTGACCTGGCCGTTCCACGCCTTCTCCCGGGCATCGACGACGGAGGTCGTGATCTCCGGATTGATCCGCGCGAACTTGGCGCGGTTCTGGCTCGTCAGCTCGTCGCGATGGGCCAGCACGCAGGCCATGGCGTCGCTGCCGCCCACCGCGCGCCCGGCGACGGCTGAGAGCATGATCGTCTTGCCGGCGCCGGTGGGCGCGACGCCGAGCGCGTTGCCATGGGTCTCGAGCGCAGACAGGCTGCGCTCGACGAACTGTTTCTGGCGGGGGCGAAGCAGCATGGCCGATCCCCCGTCACTGCGCCCAGGACGGTCGCCCGGGAGCGCCGGCCGAGGGTTGCGAGGCGGCAGCGGGCTGTGCGGGCGCCGACGGTGCGGACGTCGGGCGGGGCGCCGCCCCCATCAGGCTCGCATAGTCCTTGTGGTCGGGCGTGATGGCCCCGCGGATCTCGTTCTTGTCGTCACCGTTGGTGTCGGTGCCGATGTCGATGCGCGCGACGAACTCTAGCCCGTCGAGATCGGCGAAGCCGTTGATCCGACGCGCCGCCTGCGCCTCCGGCGAGGTATCCTTGTCGGAGATCCCGCGGGCGGAGTTGAGAATGCCGCGCACGAGGCTGCGCCCCATGTTGGCCCAGTTCGGCCCGTTCGGGCTGTAGAGCCCGATCAGGCTGAACACCTTGCGCCGGGTATAGGGCCGCTCGAGCACGGTGAACTCGCCCGAGAGATAGACCGAGCCGGTGGCGCCCCGCGTGGCGTAGCCCCCGGTCCAGCCCTGGGCGGGGTCGTCGTAGCCGCCCGGGCGAAGGGTCAGGCGCACCTTGGCCAGCGTGCCCTTGGGGATGAGGTTGGCGTTGTTCTGCGCGTCGTTGAAATCGTTCCACGAACCGGACATGGCGATGGTCCTTTCTGGTCTGTTCAGGTTTCGGATTGGGCGGGTGCGGCCGCGGGTTGCGCGAAGGTCAGGCGCTCGGAGACGGGCGGCACCGGCTGGCGGATCTTCTCCATCAGCCGCCCGAGATGCGGCTCCTCGAGCTGGTCGAGACGCCCCGATCTGTCCTTGGCCGGATAGCCCCAGGGGTTGAGCGTCTGGCAGACGAAGGCACGGTACGGCGCACCGCCCTCGTCGCTGAGCTCGGCCATCGTGATGACCTCATCGACGATCCCCGGCAGCTCGAGCCCGGTCTTGGAGCCGTCGATCTGCGGCACGAAGTACCGCCGATTGAAGTCGTCGAGCCGCTCGTCGAGGATCCCGACGAGCCACACGCTCTTGGCCCGCGTGTGCTGGAGATGCGTGAGCCAGCCGATCATCTCGCGGCCGTGCAGCCCGTAGGCGCCCCGGATGTCGGGCTTGCCGGTCTTCTCCGAGGTCGCCTCGGGCTGGCCCTTGCACCAGCCGAAGCAGAGCCGCCCCGCCACGGTGATCGAGTCCACGAAGATCGTGTCGTAGCGCTCCAGCGCGCCCGGGTCGCCGAACTTGGCGCAGACCGCCTCGTAGTGGGCCGCGCTGTAGGACTGGTCGTCCCGGAGCGCCGGATTGGGCCCGCCGATGAACACCGCGAAGTCCCGGCACTCGGTCCAGGTGCGCGGCCGGATCGTGTCGCCCTGCCAGCCCTCGATCGCCAGATCGCCGGCCTCGAGGTCCATGAAGAGCGTGGAATGCGCGTCGAGCGTCCAGAGGAGCGTCGTCTTGCCGATGCCCGACTTGCCGAAGATGCAGCC